GGACCTGCGCCAGAGCGCCAAGAGCGCGTTGCTGGGGTGTGGGTATGGCCTGGGGTGGGCGAGCTTCGCCTCGCAGCTTCTGGTGGGGTTTCTGGGCGCTCCACCCGTGCGCTACAGCAAGGACTTTGCCAAGAAGCTGGGCGTGACGATTGAGTACATTGAGCGGTTCACGGACTGGGAGGATAACGTCACCAAGATGCAGGAGATACCGCACACCTGCACCGAGCGTGAGCTGCTCATCCACTGCTTGGCTTCCAAGAAGATCATCGACATCTACCGGGCCACAGCGCACCCCGTGGTGAGCTTCTGGGACATGTGCAGCGAGCTGCTGGTGTCATCTCTTGCAGGCGGCAAAGAGGTCGTGTATAAATGCCTGACCTTCCGCAAGGACGAGATAGAGCTGCCCAATGGGATGAAGCTCTTGTACCCCAACCTGCGCCAAGTCACCGACAAGGAGACCCAGCAAAAGAGCTGGGTGTACGGCGAGGACGCGACCAAGCTCTATGCTGGCAAGATCACGAACAACGTGACGCAGGCACTGGCTAGGATCGTGATGACGGACGGGATGCTACGTACTTCAAAGAAGTACTTTGTGGCAGGCACAGTGCATGATGAACAGATCGTTGTGGTGCCCGACGATGAGGTGGATGCCGCTAAGACTTGGGTCTTGGCGCAGATGACCGTGGAGCCTAGATATATGCCGGGGGTTCCACTGGCTGTTGAGGGCGGCGCACATCGCCGCTATGGACTGGCAAAGAAGTAAAAGGAGAAAGCATGAAGCAACTGGTACTGCCCAAGAAAGTGCAGGTGGGCAGCAAGTGGTACAGCGTCGATGTCGTTATGTCGATGCGCAGAAAGAGCGAGGTCGGACGCGTAACTTATGACACGCAAAAGATCGAGCTTGCACGGCGCACGCATCACGGCATACCGCTCAAACTGACAGCGCTGGAGGAGACCTTCTGGCACGAGCTGACGCACGCAATACTGCACGACATGGGTGAGCACGCACTCAATAACCGCGAGAACTTTGTCGAAGAGTTCGCGCAACGACTGGCCCGAGCAATACGAACAGCGAGGTTTTAATGAAGCCAATCACTTGGTCACACAGCGCACTCAAAGACTACGAGGGGTGCCCTCGCCGCTACCACGAGGTCAAGGTGCTCAAGAACTACCCGTTCAAGGACACCGAGGCCACGCTTTACGGCAAGGAGCTACACACGGCAGCGGAGCTATACATCAAGGACGACACGCCGCTGCCTGCGCAGTTCGCGTTCCTCAAGGACACGCTCGATGCGCTCAAAGCCAAGCCCGGACGCAAGCTGTGCGAGCACGAGATGGGCGTGACCAAGGACTTAAAGCCCTGCGGGTTCATGGCCAAAGATGTGTGGGTGCGCGGCATCGCTGACCTGCTCATCATCGACGACGACAACCTCACGGCCAAGGTGGTGGACTACAAGTCGGGCAACAACAAGTATCCAGACCGCGAGCAGCTAAGGCTGATGGCGCTCATGGTGTTCGCCCACTTCCCGCACATCAGGCGCGTTGCTGGCGCACTGCTGTTTGTGGTCAAGGAGGACATGGCCACGGCCAGCTTCATGAGTGGGGAGGCCACGGAGTACTGGTGGGACTACAGAGAGCGCGTAGCCCGCATCGAGAGAGCCCACGCATCAGGCGTGTGGAACCCCAAGCCCACGCCGCTGTGCGGCTGGTGCCCTGTTAATTCATGTGAACACAACCGAAAGAAAGGCTGATATGCAGACGAACGGCAAACGTGACTACAAGCACGCCTACAAGCTACAAAAAGCAACGGGCGAGACCAAGGACCAAGTCGAGCGCCAACGTGCTCGGCGTGACTACGATGCAAAAGGCATCGAGCGGGCTGGCAAGGACATCGACCACATCAAGCCACTGCGCAAGGGCGGCAAGTCCACACCGGGCAACCTGCGGCTGCGCAGCAAGAGCGCCAACCAAGGAGACAACAAATGAGCTTCGACGACTGGTGGGAGACCGTGTCGGTCGCAGAGCAAAAGCTAATAAGCTACAACGTAGCCCACTTCGTGTGGATGGAGGCGGTTAAGCAAACCGTCCAAGTGCTTACAACCCCTCGCTTCATTGTGTCTGGCGCAGAAGACCGCGTGATTATCATGCGCTCAGAAGGAGCTGCTGGCGGCGAGGGCGGCATGTTCAGCGTTAGTGAATTCGATGAAGCGCTGAACGAGTTCTTCAATAAGAATTTTTAAAACACAAGGAGGAAGTAAATGGAGATAGTTGAAGACAAGGCGCTCGTCTTTCGAACGCGTAACCCGCAAAGATACAACCTAATCCCCAAGCACAAGATACTTGAGCGAGATGGTGACACGTACAAAATCGCGGTGTACTGGGGGCTCGAAGAGGTACGGGTGCTGCGCAACCTTGGCGTCAAAGATGTGCCCTCGCCCATCACGCGGCGCTACAACTGGCCGGGGCGCTACAAGCCTATGGCGCACCAAGTCGATACTGCATCGTTCCTCACCGTCAACCGCAAAGCCTTCGTCTTTAACGACCCCGGCACTGGCAAGACGCTTGCAGCGCTGTGGGCGGCTGACTACCTGATGAACCGTGGGCTTGTGCGCCGTGTGCTGATACTGTGCCCACTGTCGATCATGCACGCAGCGTGGATGAGTGATCTCAACAACTCAATCATCCATCGCTCGGCCATCGTCGCGCACCATGCGCAGTCTGCCAAGCGCATCGAGATGATTCAGTCGGACTATGAGTTTGTGATCTGCAACTACGACGGGCTCAACTTGATCGCAGATGAGATCAACGCAGACGGCAGGTTCGACCTTGTGATCGTCGATGAGGCCAACGCCTACAAGACCATGACCACTAGGCGGTGGAAGACGCTCAAGGCCATCATCAAGCCTGACACGTACCTGTGGATGATGACGGGCACACCCGCTTCGCAATCGCCTGCTGATGCGTATGGCCTTGCCAAGCTGGTCAACCCACAAGGCGTGCCGCAGTTCTTCACAGCATGGCGTGATCTGGTGATGATGAAGCTCACCCTGTACAAGTGGGGGCCTAAGCCCACGGCCAAGGACGATGTGTTCAACGCGTTGCAGCCCGCCATCAGGTTCACCAAGGAGCAGTGCCTTGATCTGCCGCCTGTCATGACGCTGGTGCGCGAGGTGCCGCTCACGCCGCAGCAGACCAAGTACTACAACTTGCTCAAGGATCAGATGATGGTGCACACAGCCGGAACGACCATCACCGCTGTCAACGCGGCTGTGGGCGTGAGCAAGCTGCTGCAGATCAGTTGTGGTGCGGCCTACACAGACGAGAAGGCGGTGGTCGAGTTCGACTCAGCGCCGCGCTTGGGCGTGCTCGAAGAGATACTGGAGGAGACCGAGCGCAAGGTCATCGTCTTCGCACTGTTTCGCTCCACCATCGACGCCATCCACACGCACCTGACCAAGAAGGGCATCAAGGCCGAGGTCATCCACGGCGGCGTGAGCGCCACCAAACGCGCTGACATCATCCACAGGTTCCAGACCCAGCCCGACCCACGGCTGCTTGTCATGCAGCCGCAAGCAACGGCACACGGGATTACCTTGACAGCCGCAGACACGGTGGTCTTCTACGGCCCGTTGATGTCGGTTGAGCAGTACATCCAGTGCATTGCACGGGCTGACCGCAAGGGCCAGAACAGCGACAAGGTGACTGTGCTGCACATCCAGGGCTCCCCCATCGAGCGCAAGATGTTCAAGGCGCTGACGGCCCGCGTCACGGACAACGGCCTGCTCACGGCCATGTTCGAGGCAGAAATTAAATCTTAAAAGGAGGCACTTGCACAACCCAAAAACCCATGTACACTGTCCAACGCTTGACAAAACAACAGGAGAAAGCACATGAACGAAACTGAAGATGAGGTGGTCCCAATTGACCTTCTCGTGAAAATCCACAGCCGGATTAAAGGGCGCATCGACGCGCTGACCAAGGAGTACGACACTGCGGTGGAGCAACTCAAGGCACAGCAAGACGAGGTGCGCTTTGCCATCAAGGACAAGATGAAGGCGCTTGGCCTGAAGTCTGTCAATACCTCCTACGGGACGGTCTCCCTCTCGACCAAGACGCGCTACAACACGCAGGACTGGGACTCGTTCAAGAAATTTATTCTTGACCACCAAGTCGTTGATCTGCTAGAAAAGCGCATCGCACAGACGAACATGGCGACCTTCCTGCAAGAGAATCCGGGGGCCGTGCCACCCGGACTGAACTCGTACACCGAGTTCGAAATTCGTGTAACTAAATCCAAATGAGTTAACCATGAGCAATATCACACTTTTTAGCGCATCCAACGTCCCCGCCTTCGCTCGCAACAACGAGCTGTCTGAAACCGCCAAGGCCCTGACGGGCGGCGGCACGGGCCTGTCCACCAAGCGCATCTCCATCAAGGGCGGCGTGTTCCGTCTGGTCACAGGCGGCAAAGAGATTGCAGCCATCGAAGACCGCCACCTCGATGTGGTGATCGTCAAGGCAGCGCCCAAGGTCAGCCGTATCTTCTACGCAGGCGCGTATGACAAGGACGCTGCCGCTGCTGCACCCAACTGCTGGAGCAACGACGGCGAGAAGCCCGACGCATCTCTCAAGGAGCCGCAGAACGCCACCTGCATGGGGTGCGCTCAGAACGAAGCCGGGTCGGGCAACGGCAATAGCCGCGCCTGTCGCTACCAGCAGCGCTTGGCTGTGGTGCTGGCCAACAACCCTGAAGGTGATGTGCTGCAGCTTACGCTGCCCGCTACGTCGATCTTCGGCAAGGAGGACGGCGACAAGCGCCCACTGCAGGCATACGCTCGCTTCTTGGCCGCACAGACCCCGCCCGTTAACCCCGAGCAGATCATCACCCGCATGAAGTTCGACACCAAGGCCGAGAGC